CGAGTAGCATCACCGCGATTGTCGCCCAGCTCCCCGACGGCACCAGTGCGATCTTTCCGACTCAAATGCCCGAAGCCACGCCGCTCCCCAATATCGTCTTAAAGCAGATCGCCGGCGCCGGCGACCCGATCATGGAGGGCGTGAGCGGCTTCAAGACTGCGCGGGTACAGTTCTCATGCCGTGGGCACAGCTATGAAAACACGCGCCAGTTGGCCATGGCCGTCCGCAACCTGTTTGACTCGATGCAGGCCACGCTGCCCGACGGCACGGAGGTGGACGTCGCGGTTGTCCTGCTGGACAGCGACAACTTCGAAGAGGCGCCCTTCGTTTACCACGCGCCCGTCGACGTCGAGTTTTATTTTCGCGAGCCCGCCGCAGCCCGCTCTTAAAGAGGGGGCATTGCGGGTAACCCGAAGAGAAGGAGAATTGCATCATGAGCAACGCATTTGCAGGACGAGGGACAGAGCTGAAACGTGGGGATGGAGCTCCCACCGAACTTTTCACGACCATTGCCGAGATGAAAAAATTCCCGATCAGCGGCTCCAAGGCTGATCTGGCGGACGTCACCAACATGGACTCGGGCAATTACCGCGAGTACTTGCCCACTCTGCTCACCGCCGGTGACCTCGCATTTGAGGGCAATTATGTTCCGAGCGATGTGACCCAGGGGACCCTGCAAAGCGATTTCGATGGCCAGGTGCTGCACAATTGGGAGATCGTGCTACCGGGTTCGCGCGGCAAGTGGACCTTCAAGGCTTACATGACCGGCCTCGATTTCGACTTTCAGGTGGACAAGGAAGCGAGCATCAGCGGGAAGCTGACCATCACCGGCTCGAAGACCTTCGCCCTTTCGTAAATGAAGGGTCCACCTTATCCGTCGGCGCGTGAAGTCGTCACCGCTGCGCTTGCACGGCATGACACGCAGGTGGCCGAACACCCCACCGAACTCGACGGCATCACGCGCGCGCTTTTGGTTCACGCGTATACTCTGGCCGAGACGAACGAACGCCTTGCTGCCATCTTCAGCGCCATGTTCTCCGGAGGTCATTTGTGAACGTGTCCAGTAAGAACGGGGCGCTGCGCCGCCGTGTGGCGCCTTCCGTGCCGCTGACGCTCGAGCTCGAGGATGACGCCGGCGGCAAATTCACGCGCAGCTTTCGCCTGGCCTTCGACATGAACGCGGCGGCCGAAATCGAGGAGCGCACCGGCTTGAGCCTGCTCGACGCTGGCATCTGGCAGCACATTAACGAGCCGGTGGCGTTCAGCGTGATGTTCTATGCCGCCTTGCTCGCAAATCACCCGGAATACCGCACGGTAGACGACGAGGGCGAGGCCAGCGACGAGGGTCTGGAGGTGATCCGCTCCTATATGCAGGAGTCGAATGCCGAGCCCATCACCGAAGCCCTCTGGAAGGCCTACCTGATTTATTTGCCCCGCGAGAAGCGCGAGCTGATGGAGAAGCTGCGCGCCAAGGCTGAGGCCCAGAGAAGTGACGGAGGCGCGGAGGCAGACCCTTTCGGACCTCCAGCAGCGACGGCGGCGGTGACAGCGGCTACGGGGCCGGCTGGCTCGAGCTCTGGGGCATCGCCCGCTACGACCTCGGGCTCAGCGATGACGAGTTCGGCTGCCTGAGCCATGCCCAGCTTGATGCGTTGCTCGAACGCCATCTCGAGGCGGACCGCCGCGCCATGCTGCGCGCCGGCGTAATCGCTGCCACCGTCGCTAATTACGCCCCTTTCCTCAAGGAAGGGACGAAGCCCGTCAACCCCGTCGATTTCGTTCCGGACTATAAGCGCAGACTGAAGGCGCAGGAGCGCGACCAGACCCTGGATGAGCAGATCGAGTACCTGACCGACTTCATGGGCTGCGGCCCCGGCAAGCCGGGCCAGAAATGAGGTGCTTATGTCTCTAATCGGCGTCGTGCTCGTTCTGGTGCTGGTTGGACTCCTGCTCTATCTGCTCTTTCGCCTCGTGCCCATGGACGCCGACCTCAAGCTGATCATCAAGGTGGTGGTCATCATTGCGGTCGTTCTCTGGCTGCTAAACGTTTTCGGCGTGCTCGGAATGCTCGGCACGATTCACCTGCCCAGGTAAAAGAGAAAAATGGCAAGTCTTGGCACTCTAATCGTCGATATCGTCGCGAGTACGGCCGGCTTCGAAGCCGGCATGGGCCGCGCGGGCCGTGCGGCGCGCCAGGCCGGCAAGGATATTACCGAATCCTTCTCGCGGCTGGGCGACCTCGTCGGCAGCATGCTCGGGCCGTTCGGTGAAGTCGGGGAGAAGCTCGCTAGCACCCTGGAGAATGTCGGCCAGGCCGCCGGCAAAGCAATGACGTCCTTCGCCGGTCTCGGCAGCTCCGCGAGCACGTTCGCTGCCGTAGGCGCGGGCGCAGTCGCGGGCGTGGTCGGCGTCGGGGCGGCGATGGGCGCACTGGCCCTTCACGCGGCCGAGGTCGGAAACAAAATCTTTGAGCTTCACGAGCGCACCGGCGTGAGCTCGGCCGATCTATCCGGGCTGATGGCGATCGCCAGGGAAACCGGCGGCAACTTCGAGAGCCTCGGCGTCTCGCTGGGCCGCGCCACCATCAACCTCGAGAAAGCCCGCACCGAAACCGAGAAGGGCAACGTTTTGCTCTATCAGATGATGGGCGGCGCCAAGGGCGCCGCCGAACTCGGGCTGAAGCCGCTCGATGAGCAGATTCAGGTCGTCCTCCATCGCATCTTTGATCTCAACGATGTCGGCGAGCGCAACCGCGCTCTGCAGGAGCTGCTCGGCAAGGGCTGGCAGGAAAACGTCAGCACGCTGAAGCTGCTCGCCGCCGACGGCTTCGGCCCCGCCATCGCCAAGGCGAAAGAATTCGGCACATTTTTTGACGACGAGCACGCCGCCCAGGCGCACGCCCTCTCGGTGGAGTGGGAGAACCTGAAAGCCAAACTTGAGGGCGTCGCCACCACCATCGGCAGCGAGCTGATTCCATCGACTGCCGAATTGATGGCCGAAATAGAAAACTTCGGCCCCGAGATGGAGTCGTGGGGAAAGCGTTTTAAGTCGGTATGGGATGGCGCTAAGGCCATCGTGGTTGGGGCGGCCGGCGACCTCTCGGACGCCAGCGTAGCCTGGGACAAGAGCGGCAAGGCAGCCGGAGCCGCCACCGACGCGCACCAGCGCTGGTTGGACGCGATCAAGAAAACGCTCGCGGACCTCAAGACCGAGAAAACTGACCTTGCAGGCGCCACCGGGGGAACGGATGACCTGACCGGCGCGACCAAGACGCACATCTCAGCCCTCGAGAGCGCCGCCAAGGCCTCGCACGACTTCTGGGAGAAATACAACGCCGGCCTGGAGCAAGCTAAGACCGAATTCCCCCAGGTAGTGAGTTACTTCAGCGCCTTGGCCGACGAGATCGAGAGAATCCAGAAGGCCGACCTGGCGAGCACATTCAAAACTTTCTCGGCGATGGCGATGGGCGGGGGCGGGGCGTTGTCGGTTCCCGGCAAAGTGCCAGGCGGCACCAGCGGCGTCGGAGCGCCGCCCGAGGAGACCGCAGCCATTCCGCCAACCGCCCTGCCTATGGACCTCTTCGCCGCGCAGACCAAAAAGATGAGCGATGAGCTGACCCCGGGGCTCAGTAAAATACAGGCGCAATTCAAGACTCTCTTCGCTGACCTTGCGGCCGATGGCGCAGGTTTCGCGAAGAAGCTGCGCGAGTCGATCAGGGGGGCCATCGACGACATCTCGGGTCAGCTCGCGAAAATGGCCTTCGGCGAGCGCACCAGTTTCGGGCAGATCTTCAAGAATATGGGCGAGCAGATAACCAAGAACGCCTTCCAAGCCGGTATCGGAGATCTGGCCAAGCGGGCCGGCATCGCGGTTGGCAAGCGCGGCGAATCGTCGCAGAGTCCGCTTTACGTCCAGGAAGTGAAGCCGGACGATAGCATCCTCGGCGGCGGATCTCCGGCCGGGATTCGCGGCGTTCTGGGCAAGGTTTTCGGCGTCGGCGGCGCGGGCGGACCAGCTGGATCTTCGCCAGCAAATCCCCTTTACACGAAAGACGCGAGTAGCAGCGGATTCGGCGGACTCTTAGGAAAGGGCAGCGCCGGTAGTGGCGATGGTGGCGATGGCGGCGGCGGCCCTGCAGCCCTTCCGGGGACAGGCGGTGATCTGATGAGTTTGCTCACCTCTTTTGGCGGTGGTATGCAGCACGGCGGCGAGGTCACTCCAGGTAAGGCCTACATCGTGGGCGAGCGCAATCCGGAATTTTTCGTGCCCAAGGTGCCCGGCGAGGTCCACACCCGGCTCGACGTCCCGAATACGCCCACGCATCAGACGGTGCTGAATTTCCATGTCAATGGCGTGCAAGACGCCGATAGCTTCAAGCGTTCCCGCAGCCAGATCATGGGCATGCTGCAAAATCAAATGGCCGTAGCTTACGGGCGCAACCGCTGATGGCCTTCTTTGAAACCGAATTCCCCACCACGATCTCTTACCGCGCCCTGGGCGGGCCCGGCTTCTCCACCACCATCAACGAGGGATTCTCCGGCTACGAGCAGCGTAATCGCAATTGGGCTTATACGCGCGCCAAGTGGACCGTCTCGCTGATGACGCCGGTGAATTTCGCCGGCGATCGCCAGGCTTTCATCGATCTCCTGCAGAGCTTCTTCCTGAACGTCGGCGGCCGCGCTGACGCCTTCCGCCTCAAAGACCACAAGGATTTCCAAGCTACCGGGCAGACCATCGGCCTCGGCGACGGCCACACCACCGTCTTCCAGCTCACCAAGACCTATACCGTTGGTGCGCGCTCTTACGTGCGCACCATCCAAAAACCGATCGCGCCGCCCGCCATCGATTACCAGGGCAACGCGCTGGCGAACACGGTCAAGATCTATCTGAACGGCGTGCTGCAAAGCTCTGGCTGGACGGTGGACGGCACAACTGGTCTCGTCACCTTCAGCGCGGCGCCTGCCGGCAGCGTGGTGATTGATGCCGACTTTCACTTTCACTTTCCCGTGCGCTTCGATACTGATGAGTTTCAAGCCCAGGTGGAGGAATCGGATATCGGCGCCGGTCCGATCGTGAGCTGGAACTCGATCGCGCTCCTGGAGGTGCGGCTCTGAAAACCGCCTCCGCCGCCATACAAACGCACCTGCAGGGCGATTCGACAACCCTGGCCTACCTCTGGAAGGTCAAGCGCGTGGACGGTACGATTCTGGGCTTCAGCACGCACGACGTGGATATCGTCTACGACGACGGCGAGGGCCCAGTGATCTATCGCGCCGCGAGCGGCTTCACGGCCACGGCCTCGGCGACCAAGTCCGATCTATCCGTGGATAATTCCGAGGCGCTGGGCTTTCTCGATTCGGGATCCATTCTGGAAACCGACATCCGAAGCGGCGCCTATGATAACTGCGATATCTGGATTCGCCTGGTGAACTGGGCCGATCTCACCATGGGTGACGTGCTGCTGCGGCGCGGAACGATCGGTGTGGTGAAGATGAAAAACCAACAGTTCACCGCCGAGGTGCGGGGCCTCGCCGCCAAGCTGACCGCGCGCATAGGGGATACCTACGGTCCAGTCTGCCGCGCCACCTTCGGCAGCGGCCTCAACGGCATCGATATGAATTCGCATTATCTTTGCAAGTTCGACGTCACCACCGTGCGCCAGACGGGCTCAATCGCGAGCGTCGTGGATCTCCGGACAATCATGCCGGCCGCGGGACTGACCGGTCAGGGCGGCTCGACTGGCAGCGCCAGCGCGGGCTGGTTCGACGACGGCTTTATCACCTTCACTTCCGGCGCGCTCTCGGGCGGGAGTTTCGAGATTAAGCGCTGGGACGGAAGCACGCTCGAATTCTTTCTCGATTTTCCCGAACTGCCGACGGCGGACGACACCTTTACGATCGAGGCGGGATGCAATCACCTAGCGGATCCGGTGACAGGCGATTGCCAGAACAAATTCTCCAACATCGTGAATTTTCAAGGCGAGCCATTCATCCCGGGCATGGATCAACTCCTCGACTATCCGAGCAGTACATGAGGAGCAATGGCCACGCGAGCTGACATTGTCGCCGCGGCGCGCCATTACCTGGGGCAGCCGCTGCGCCACCAGGGCCGCGCCGGCGCCCTCGATTGCGTCGGATTGGTCCTGGCGGTCGCAGAGGACCTGGCGCTGCTCGACGTTCACGGCGAGCCGATCCTGCGCGCGCAGTATGCAAATTATAGCGCCCAGCCGGTGAACGGGTTTGTGCAAGAGGAATGTGCCCGGCGCCTGGTGGAATCTCCCACTGGGAGGCTCGAACCTGGCGACGTGCTGACGCTGCGCTTGCCGACGGTTCCCTGTCACAGCGCCATCGTGACCGAGATCGCCGGCGGGCTGGCCATCGTGCACGCGTATTCGCCGGCGAAGAAAGTCGTCGAGCATCGCCTGGATGATCGCTGGCTTCATCGCATTGCCGGCGTTTTTTCCTTTCCCGACCTGGAGGAATTGTATGGCTAAAATCGCGCTATCTGTGGCGGCCACCGGTTTGATGATTGCCGCGCCTTTCACCGGGCCCGCAGCGCCTTTCCTGGAAGCGGCCGGCATCGCTCTGGCGACGGGCGCGGCCTTGATCCCGCCCAAGATCCCCGGCATGGCGCCGCTGCAGGACCTGCAGGTTTCAAGCTCGGCTGACGGCGCGCCCATCCCCTTCGGGTACGGCATGATGCGTTATGCCGGCCAGGTGATCTGGTCGTCCGGGATTACCTATAAGCGCGTCCAGGGATGAGCAGCCCGACCCCTACAACGTATGTTTACTCCGCGAGCTTTGCGGCCGCCTTCGGCGAGGGCCCGCTCACCATCACCCGCCTCTGGGGCGATTCCAAGCTGATTTACAAGGGCGGCCAGGACTTCGGATCGGTAGCCCCCTGGAATTCGAGCGCGGCTTATGTGCAGGACGACATCGTCACTTTCCGGTTTTTTCCGCCGATTGGCGGCGGCACGACGCAAATCTACCAGTGCATCCTGCCTAACACGAATGTGATCCCGGAGGGCGAGCAGCTCTATTGGGCGACGGCGCCCTACGCCTTCTGGCTCTCCAGCATCCAGTATTACCCCGGCAACGAAGTGGTTTATCCCGGCCTGCAATCGGAGGTCGCTCAGTACGGCACTGTCTATGCCTGCATCCGTCCCTCACTCAACGATCATCCGCCCTCGAGCCCGCAGCACTGGCAGCAAGTGACGGCTTACTACCAGGCGCCCACCTTCTATCCAGGCAACCAGACCCAACTTCCTGATCCGCTCATCCAGGGTATCGAAGGTGCCAACAACACGCCCGCCTTTCGCGGCATCGCTTATTGTGTATGGGAGGATTTCCCGCTCGCCAACTTCGGCAATCGCGTTCCCAACCTGCGCGCCGACGTTATCTTCTGCAGTTCGCCCTCAACGTCGGGTGGCGAACCATCGACTCTGTTTTCGGACGCTTTCAACCGGGCCGACGGCCCCGTCGGTTCCAACTGGACGGCCTTCCCGCCCAAAGCAGGCCAGAGTCACGGAACCCTAGATATTGTCAGCGACCAACTGGTGGGCACCGAAACCGCAACTCCGGCAACCGACGATATGATTCTTGCGAACCAGGCCTTAGCCCAAGACCAATGGGTGCAGGTGACCTACATCAGCAGCAACGGGGGCCTGATCTTGCTCCTGCGGTCCGATAGCGGAGGAGTTGGAGGCAACCCCGCCCCCTATGCGTGGAACCTGGCCTTCGACGGGATCGACAATTTTTGGCAACTTTACGATTCCTTCGGCACGTATTTCGTGGATTCGACGCACCCCACTGCTGTGGCGATGCCAGGCGGCATGTTGCATAACGGGGACGTTGTCCGCTTCGAGGCCCAAGGCTCCACTTTCCGGGTGATCGTGAACTCCACGACTCTGTATTCCGGCCCGGTGTTTTTTGAGGTCCAATACAATCAGACCCCACCGGTGTACACGACCGACAATCCGATCTGGCCACCGACCTCGCCTACCGAAGACCCCTCCGCCTTCATCCATGCCGGCCTGTGGTTTTACCACTGGAGCTGTACAGTGGACGATTTCAGTTGCGGCACCTTCGGCGGAGGCGGCGGCCCCTGCGTGCCGTCCAGCCTGGCGGGGGCGATCGATGACCTTTGCCTGCGCGCCGGACTCGATAGCTCCGAGATCGACACCTCGCTGATCACGGATACCAACGTCCAGCCCGTGCAGGCGATGCGTGGCTACGTGATCAATCGCCCCACCACGGCCGCACAATCCCTGCAGGAGATCATGCGCGCCTACTTCATCGATGCCTGCGAATCGGGCGGCGCCGTGAGATTTGTACCCCGCGGCATGCCTCAGCCCTACGCTCTGACGATTGCTGAGGATGATCTCGGCCTCCACGAGGATCAGACGGAGATCGTCGAGCAGCAGTCGCAGGAGCAGGACCTGCCCATCTCGACTACTGTACTGTTCAATGACCAGCAGTTGAATTATGAGCAAGGGAAACAGATCAAGATGCGGAATCCGCGCATCCTCACCATCGGGACCCGCAATCAGCGCGTTCTCTCGCTGCCCTTCAGCTTTTTGCCCACCGAAGCGCATCAGATTGCCGAAGCTGATCTCTATTCCACCTGGTTCAACCGCCTGGGCTACCAGATGAATCTCTGGCGGGCTTCCTGGGCCCTGCTCGACCCTACGGACCTGGTGAGCTTCGTCTACGAGGACGTCGCCTACACCATGCGGATAACTTCCAGCCACCTCGGCCAGGGCCTGGCCGTGGCGCTCGAGGGCGTGCTCGAGGATTATCGCAATTACCTGTCGACGTCGATCGGCGCGAGCGGCGGGAGCACGGGGGGCGCGGGCAGCGGCGGGAGCCCGGGCGGCGGGGGCGGTACAAGCGCGAGCGCGACCGGCGGGGGCACCATGCGTGGCCTCGCCTGGACGCAGCTCTTTCTGCTCGATATTCCGCTGCTGCATGATCTGGACGCGAATCCCGGCGGAACCGGTTTCTATGTGGCGCTGAGCTCCGGAGACTCCACCTGGGGCGGCGGTTCGCTCTATATGTCGACTGATGATGCCAGCTTCAGCGACATCCTCGATACCACCACGCCCGCGAGCTTCGGCTATCCCACCGCCGCACTCGCGGCGCCCTCTTCGCCCTGGGCCTGGGATACGGTCAACACACTCACCATCCAGATGGTGATCGGGACGCTCGCCGGCGAAAGCGACGCCAACGTGCTCGCCGGGTCGAACAGGCTCGTCGTCGGAAACGAAGTGATCCAGTTTGCGGACTGCACGGACAATGGCGGCGGGAGCTTCACGATCTCGCGCCTGCTGCGCGGACGGCGCGGCACGGATAATGCTTGCGGTTCGCACGCGACCGGCGAAACAGCTCTGGCCGCGGCAACGGTCCTGCGCGAGGCGGAGCCAAATTCCTGGATCGGGCTGGCTCGCTACTACCGCGGCGTGACCAGCGGCCAATCCGTCACGGCCGTGCCCGATACAGACATGACGCTCGCCGGCAACGACCTCAAGCCTTACAGCGTGGTGAACATCGGGGGATCCCAGGACGCCTCGAATAACTGGACCATCACCTGGACGCGCCGCACGCGCTATGGCGGCAGTTATGGCACGGGCGCCGAAGCGCTGATCGATGGGCTCAACGGGCCGCTCAATGAGGCGAGCGAGGCCTATCAGATCGACGTGATGTCCGGCAGCACGGTGAAGCGCACCATCAGCGTCACCGCCGCTACCGCCGTTTATACCGCCGCGCAGCAGATCGTCGACTTCGGCTCCGTGCAGAGCTCACTCACCGTGAATATCTACCAGATCTCCGCCGCGGTCGGGCGCGGCTGGGAAGCCAGCGCAACCCTGCCCGCGAGCGGCGCTTCACCGGTCGCCATCGTCAGCGGCGACACCTACGTGAACTGATGCCGGTCCTCGGCCAAACTCCAACCGAAGCAAACCTGAACGATACGACGCCGGCGGCGCCCACCGGATCCGTCAACGTCAAGTGGCAGGCGAGCACTGCCTACCCGGACCCAAATAATCCTTCCCTCGAGCTGCGTGATATCTCGGCCTCTGTCGCGGAATTCACCGGCGACTCAGGATCCGGTGGCGCCATCGGCGCCGTGCCTCCGCCAGGGCCAGGGGACGCCGCTGCCGGGAAGTTTTTGAAGGCGGACGGTACCTGGGCCATTACGCCGGCAGCCGGTGGAGGGTTCTCGCCAGGCGGAGATCTCTCGGGCTCGAGTAGCTCGCAGCAAGTGATCGGGCTGCAATCGAAGCCCATCGACGGCGGACCCACCGACGGCAATGTATTGAAGTACTCGGCGTCGTCCGGCAAGTGGGAGCCGACCCCTCTCCCGATGGGGGCTTTTGCTGCAGGGGGAGACCTATCGGGGACCTCGTCTTCGCAGCAAGTCATCGGCCTTCAGTCCAAGCCCATTGATGGCGGACCCACCGACGGCGATGCGCTGCAGTATTCCTCGAGCTCGGCCAAGTGGGAACCGACCGCGCTTGCCCTGCGTTCCCGGCAAATCCTGACGACCGCTCCAGTCACGGGCGGCGGAGATCTGTCCGCCGACCGCACGCTGGCCGTCTCCGATATGACGGGCGACTCGGGCAGCGGCGGCACGCGCGGCACGGTTCCTGCGCCGGTCGCCGGAACGGCGGCGGCCGGCAAGTTTCTCAAGGCCGACGGCACCTGGGCTGTTCCGCCCGGAGCCGGCGCGGCAGGCCTCACCGTCGGATTCATCATCAACTCGGGAGCGGCCGGAACCAACGTCGGTCCCATGCTGGCCGCCCCGCGCGCCGGCACGTTCTCGAAGTGCGTGATCGTCACCAAGGCCAGCGACGGCTCGACCGGCCTGACCATCAAGATCAAACAGAACGGAACCGACGTGTTCTCGGCCGACCCCACCGTCGCTGCAGGAACCGCGTCCGGAACGGTCAGCACCTCCGCGGCCCTGACTTCGGTGCCGCTGCCCGTGGCGGCCGGCGACGTGTTCAGCATTGACGTGGCGACAGGAACCAGCGCCTGGAATTTTACCGCCCAGCTTGAAACGTGAGGCTCCTATGTCGATTCAGTACGCCGGCGGCACCCTCGTCAACACCACCTTTAACTCGGACGGCACCCGCAGCCAGCTGGTCACTCAACTGGCGACTGCGCTGACCTCGGCGGGCTGGAGCACCCTCAGTGGTGGGGGCACTGGCGACGTAGTGATGAAGTCCGCCGTCACTCCGCAGGGCCTGTCCATCTGCATCGAGGCGAAAGACCCCGGCAGCGGCAACTGCGCTCAGGTCACCATGCGCACGGCGGCAGGCGACAAGGTCTCGGCGATTGCCTACATGCTGCCCACAAGCGCCAAGCAGTTCCGGATCATCGCCGATAAATACCAGTTCTTTTTCTTCTCGACCGGCGGCGCCAACAACCAAAACGCCCGCGAGATCGTGATGTGCGGCACGCTTTCGGTGCCCAGCTTTATCGTGCTCAGTCCCTTGGAGATGGGATGGTTTGAGTTTACGGGCAACACGGATACGACCACCACTGCGAATCTCACCTTACGTGCCCTGACCCCCGTAAATGAGAATAGTACTTATTTCTGCACACTTTGGAACGGGTCGCTCTATAACGGGGCGGCCGTAGCCGGCGGGCCGACAGTGCCGAGCGCACCCACCAGTTGGGCCCAGGCCACCGGCTTAACTTGGGCTGACGGCTCGCTTCCAGTCAACGACGCGCTCCTGGGCTGGAACGATTCCGGCGCAACGGGCTTGAGTGCCCAAGCAATTACCTGGCGTGGGCAGATCTGGGATTCCATTGCCATTCCGGCTCCTTACACCGGAGAGACTACGGTGTCATGGGACAGCGGCACCTTCATGGCGATCACGCACAACAATCAGCGCGGCACGCTGTTCATCAAGGTAGCCTGATGATTGCCTCCGCTCAGATCTGTCTGGGTTCGAATATTCTCACGAGCGAGACGCTGGCCCGGACGGTCTTGACCAGTTCTGGACCCGGCGCTATTCCCCTGCCGCGCGGATCTTGGGTGGTTTCGGCCAGCGAGGTGACCTTCGGCGCGGCGGCCAACGCCATCGATGGCAATACTTCAACGTTCTGGTCGACGAATGGCACGTTTCCCGCTTGGTTCGTGATTGACATGGGATCGGCCAAAACCTTTGATACCGTGACCGTGCTGCCCCGACAGGACGGGAATCTTGATTTTCCGGGTTCGATCGAAATCTACGTGAGCGATGACGGCTCGACTTGGGGGACGGCGATTTATACCGCGAGCGGTCTGCCGAACAATGCCACGCAGAAAATCTTCGGGCCGTTTTCCGGCGGCGCGGTCACACACCGCTGGGTCAAGTACAACATCCTCAGTCAGGCGAGCGGCGCCAGAATCTATCAAGGCGCGGCTGAAATCAACGTTGGTACCTATTCCTCGAACGTGCCTACCTCCTATGGCATCAGCCATGCCGGTGACGGCCGGAAGCTGTTGTACGGCTCGCCCGCTCCAGTCGTCGGAGGCGGCGGCCCGGTGCCGGTCGCACAAGACCTCGCGGGCGGGGTCATCGGCACCGCTTATTCGAACACCATCACTGCGCAAGGCGGCACGAGTCCGTATTCATTCTCGACCGGAACCCTATCTATCGTTTCATCGTCCCGGCCGAATCAATTCCGGCCGAATCAATTCCGGCCGAACAGCGTGCGGAGCTCGTTCACTGGTGGCGGCTTACCCCCCGGCCTCTCGATGTCGAGCGGCGGCCTGATCACCGGTACGCCGACCGCGACCGGCACGTTCAACTTCACCACGACCGTCACCGATGCCAACAGCCAAAACGGCAGCCAGCTCTTTCAGATCATCATCGCCGCGCCGGCGACGGGCGGCAGCGGTAACTACGGCTATGTGGCCTGAATCTCAGGAACCCTCATGGGTCTCTGGCGCTCTCTCACCAATTCGCCTGCCCGTCTATCCCGCTGGGGCGTTGCCCTCTGCCTGATCGCCCTCGTCCTCTGGCTTACTACCATCGTCGTTCGCACCGGACAGCTTCCGGCCCAGGACCTCGACGAGGCCGCCGAATTCCTGGTTGCTGTCGGAGCTGTTCTCTACGCCGTTGATAAGGCGGCCGGACGTGTTCGCCGCGGCAGGGAGAACCGCCGTGGCGCTGGGCTCCGCAAGCCGCCGCCGGCCGCGTAAAACGTGAAACCGTGGGCTTGAATTACTGCAGGGGAAGATCCCAGACTCCCTTCGGGAACGAGACCGAGAAGGAATCCGTCTTGATCTCTATTCCGATGAAGCTAAGATCTTTCATCTCTGACGCTTCTTCTTTGAGGAGCGGCTCCACGCAGAGATTTTCAAAGCGATACATCCGCTCAACCAATTCACCAGGCATCCAGATGAGAAGCACATCTTTGTTTTTCCCAGCCAGAATGGGTGTTGCCTCGCCCTCCCAACCGGCCCGCTCCAAGAGCTGAGTGTAGCCAACAACGAATTGCTGCCGGCGCTCGAGGGCCGGATCTTGTTGACGATCCTTTTTAGCCTGCACGCCTGCGCTTGCTAGCACTAGGACTGCTACCAAACAGCCAGCCAACTTTTTCGCTCTGCTCATAAAGTTCACCCCTTAATTTGAAATTCATCGACCTTCGCCGGCGGCCGCCTTCCTGGACTAATTCGCGAAGGTAGGGGCCGGCAAGACTTCTACCGCTTGCGCCTCCGCTGCCGCCGACGCTGAAAACTTCGTAGCATCTAGGTTCATCGTTCCCGCGACATAGGCTGTGATCGGCGTACCCTTCGGCATGGTGATGTCTTTACCGTGCATCAGCAGAAACAACGGTGCCACCACCGGCGCAACTACCAGGGCACTGGCTACCATCCCGGTGGTCATTGCACCGACATGTCCTCCCCCTTTTTCGTTCTTTGTTGCGCTGATGGCGCACTTCTCGCCATCTGCCAGGCGAACCGAATCGAGTTCGACGCCGAGTTTACCCCCTCGTCCCATCCTTCGCTTCGACTGTGCCTCCGTGATCGTTCCCAGGGCAACGCTGCCTTTGGGAATCACCAGGGCGCCTTTGACTACGACGTCCTCGAGGACTTCAAAATTCACCCTTTCATCGACCTGGGCATCGGCCGATGACAGCCTCCGCGCCAGACGGAGCTCGATCGGCGTGCCATCCTCAAGCTGAAAGGCAGACTGGGCCAGGGCCGCCGGAATCTCGAGCCCCATAAGTCCCACCGCTGCTGCGACTGCTAGAATCAAACGTGATTTGTTCATAAAGTTTCCCTCCTAAGTAGGAACCCATCGACCTTTGTCGGCCGCCGCGCGATGGTACGAAAGTCCTAGTACCGGCTGCGCTTTTCGCCAGTCGAGATGACCGCCGGTTTCCACAGATTTCGAGCGGATTGAACAGGACATTCACCGCTTTTCCATTGGCTTTTCAACAAGCACTGAAGCGCAGGCAGACATCGGGACGCGCATGGGGCTGCGCGGCGCTGCAAGAGGGAAGGGTCGCCTACTACTACTAAGAATATATATAAGAGATTGTCTCCAGCTTTTTCTTTGTGGTCGCTTCGCACTTTTTTCAAGTCCCCATCCCCCTGCTCCTCGGATTCGCTTCGCTCATCCTCGGAGCTTGCGCGTCCCCCCTTCCCCATTACCACGCCGATCAAATTTTTGCAGTAGTGAAGGGAAAGCGAAAGGGTATTCAAGCCTTGGTAACGACTAGGCGTCTTGCCCTCCGAAACCGAGTGCCAGTTTTAGTGCCAGTTCCAGTTGCAACTAGGTGCGACTCGATTACCCTTGGTGCAATAAGTCTAAGTTGTAAGTCTTGTGTTTTGCGTCACTTTGCTAGTTAATGCAGGTCGGTGCAACCCCGCCGCAGCAGACTCAAAATCTGCCGCTGTTTAACAGCGTGGGGGTTCAACTCCCCCCTTCGGCACCATCATTCTAAATAACTTACCTGCTTTTCTGACCTCCTGACTTAGGCCCTCGACATTGCCAAGTGCTAGTAGAAGTGCCAGTTGTTTTTGCAATTTCTTGCAACTCCGTGCAACTTCGCTTCGCCTTTCGCCCCATGGCTCGGGTTCGAAAATGTTGAGCATATGGTAAAAAAATCAGCCACGGTTGCAAGCCTCCAGGATGGCCCAGGACCGACGATCTCCTCGCCGCCCGGCCGCCCTTCCGCTGCTTTCTTACTTGCCATGTCCGTTGGGTTCCTGGCCGGCAATGAAGCGGTCGATACGCTCGAGGACCGCTACGCTAAGAACTTCGAGCTGGGCCATGCGCGTTTCGGCCGACTCGATCCAGCCATCAACCTTGCGCTCGAAGTTGGTTACAAGATGCGCTTGAACCAACAGGCTATCCTTTACTTCCGCGAGGTCGACGCTCCTCACCCGACCGAGGATGGTTTCGACGTTCGCAAGTCTGGTCTCAATGCCCGCAAGTTTTTCTTCGCTAGTCATACCGTTCTCCTTCCGTCACACAGAATCACGCCAGGATGCCCCAGCGTCGACGATCGCCGCGCCGCCCCTGGTTAGCCATGACCCGCTTTGCGATCACTCGCCGCAGCGCTCGCTGGGGTCCTCCGCCGCGGCGCGGCCGTCGCAAATCTTGCGGATCTCCTCCCGGACCTTGTCGACGTTCCAGCCGCAGCGCTTCACGGCGTCGAGATAATCATTCACGAACATGTTGGCGAACTCGGGGCGCGAGCCTCGCTGCTGCCTTTCTTTGAGCTCGTCAAGCCGCTCGCAGGTCGCCGTTTCGAACCCGATCTGAGTTCTCTCGGGTTTCCCTTTCGCCTTCCGGATCTGCCTCTTGTCGGCCATGAAAAGCGGGCGCGTATGAACGCCGGGTGTACGCGCAATTTCTGAAGCTAGCATCAAGTCATCCTCAGATCAAGCCGTAACATGTTGCATTAACAAGCCTTATGCAACACACGGCTCACACAGTGCAGCACACTGCCTCACTCTGCAACCTGTTTCAACTTCTTCGTTCGGCCGCTCCCGATCGACATCACCTTGCCACCGCCCTGGGCACAGCGCCGGTTGATTTCGGCGAGCTTCTCCAGGCCGTCGTCGTGGCAGCCCTCGACGACGTGCGCGTAGCGCTGAGCCATGGCGATGGTCTTGTGGCCGAGATACTTCTGGACCTTCTCCATCGGTACGTCCGCCTCGAGCAAGCGGGTGGCGAAGGTATGGCGCAGATCGTGCCAGTGGAAATTCGTGATCCCGGCGAGGCGCCGGGCTTTGTCCCACCACCAGCGATACTGTTTGCGGGGATGAATGCGCGAACCCTCGGCTTCGGCCTCGAGGGCGGCGAAGGCCTCGGCCGCAATCTCGTTTAGCTTCAGGCCCACCGGCACGCCCGTCTTGCCGATATCGACGAGCAGCCTTTCGCCGTCGCGCTGGGCCGGCGTGAGGGCGCTTTGATCGCCCCAGCGCAGGCCGCAGTTCAACGCCAGGTCGAGGACGCGGGCCCAGGGCCGGTCCGGGAATTCCCGCGCCAGGACCTCGCGCAAGCGCATCTCCTCATCCGCTGACAGCCAGCGCACGCGCGCCGGTTCTTTCCGCAATTTCACCAGGCGCGCCGGATTGAACCCGCCCGGGACCTTGCCGTATTTCTGCGCGAGCTGGTAGGCGAGTGACAGTTGCGACCGGTAGCGATTGCGCGTCGCGTCCGACATCGGGCGCTTCTCGGCGCTGTGGTTTTTGAGCGCCGTCATCGATTCGAAGCGCAGTTCGATTTCCTGCGGCGTCAGGGCCGTGGCCGGCATCGATCCCCACCAAGAGCACATGCGCTTGGCGCGGAACATGTCATCGTCGTAGCCCGCGTGCCGCCGGCAGTATGCGAGCGCCGCGTCCATGACCTCTTGGAAGGTCACGCGCCCGCGCGCCGCCTCGGCGAGCTCGGGCGTGTTGAGGCGCAGGCGGACCTCGCGCTTGCGCTCCTGGTAAGCGTGCCGGGCCTGGGCCAGCGTGCCGATAACCTTGCGCTGGATCTGGCCGGTGGCGTCGGCATAACAGATCCCCCAGGTGGCCGTGCCTTGCAACCGCTTCGGTTGCCACAATCCCCGTTCCCTTCCGCCTCGATGCGCCATTTTTGCCGTCACCTCCGGCGTACAGTGTACACCCACCGTCCACACTTGTTGCACCGTGTTGCATCAGATTGCACACTGGTGCGTGATACATAATTTTGTTGACACGTTGTAAGACAGATGAGAACCTTCTAGCCACACGAGCGTTACCCGGTCGAGGGGATCGGGATCGCCGTCAAGTGAGGCACAGACCATGGAATCAAGCAAGCTCATCGTCCGAGTCGAACCGAAACTATTGGCCCTCTTCCGGCAGGCCGCTCGCGCCACTCGACGCAACCTGTCGGACTGGGTGCGGGTGACGCTCGAGGACGCGGCCCGCGCGATTCCGCAGGGAGCAAACCATGCCGAACGGGGGCCCGAGCGCCAGTAGACCCATCAATCAGAACGGACGATGTGCCGAATGCTCCGAGGAAGCGACCGTCGACGGCCGCTGCGAGTTTCACAGCCTGCGCCATTTCGTGCGCGAACTCGCCCACCTGGTTAAGGAAAATACGCACTCCACCGAGGAGCTGCGGCATGAGATCCACGCCACCCTGACGGCGCCAAAAAAACCCCTGCTCAGCCGCAAGCTTACGGCGAGCGAAATGGGCGTTTGCATCCGCAAGGTTGACTATCTGATCGAGAAGCGCGAGCTTGAGACCACGCGCATCGGTGGTCGGGTGATGGTGCGACGCGAGTCGTTGGAGCGCGCCATCAAACAGCCCACCCTAGGAAAACCGCGCAAAGGCGCAGCCTGAAAAGAGCGAAATGCCGCAGGAATCACTGCTGCCGGGCACGGACGCGATCACGCGATCGACGGTTGAGATCGCGCTCTACCACGGTAACTGGCTGGTGCGGGTCAAAGATCGCGCCGGCTACGCACGTCAGCGGAGGTTCACGGATCTTGATGAGGCGATGGGTTACTTCTGGGACTGCGCTAGGGAGCTGCGCGACGCGGTCCGAAGCGCGCTAGATGGGGCTTGAAAAAATGCGAAGCGACCGCGAAGAACCTGAAAAACTCACCCTGTCACCACTCGAGGCGCGCTTCTTGCTCGTCGTGCTTCTGGACCCTCATTGCTGCACCAGTTATGAAAACGTCGCGACCGGCGAAACCGCCCGACGTGAGGACCTCGTCGAACGCCTGACGCCAATCGCGACATCGGACGAATCCGCGCCCGGAATCGAAAGACGGAGGTGGTAAAACGATGGCCAGCGAAAAACTGACTCTCGATAACATTTGCGCCGGGGCGGTCCCGGAAATCTTCCAACGTAGCCTTAAAGCTGTGCTCGCGAACATCCGCGACCCGAACGCGGACGGCGACGCGAAACGCACCTTGACGCTGGAATTCACTTTCAAACCGCACTCCGACCGCTCCGGGGCCGACGTATCGATGGTCGTGAAAGAGAAGCTCGCGACGCTGCCCTGCGTGAAGGGCGCTCTATTCGTCAGCCAGAAAGGCGGCGAGCTGACCGCCTATCCGCGCGACCCGCGCCAGGAGGCGCTCTTCCGTGACGAACCGGCGACGTCGCAATAAAGGGCTTTCAAGCGTGTCTGGGCTTGACCGGGCATGGCCGGCGCGGTTACTGAAAGAGCAATGAGACCCCGGGTTGTTCTCGGCAGTGCTTGGCGTGGCAGTGCTCGGCGGTGCTAGGCCCGGCATGGCTGGCCGTGGCGTAGCGGGGCTCGGCGGGGCGTGGCAAGGCAGGGGCTTTTTCGATGGAACTCCAATACCGGACGCGGAACGGCCGGCTGCTTCTGAAAATGACCGGTGAGAGTCAAAAGGACCTCTTTCGCTGGCTCGCGACCATGCAAGAGGTCTTTGAGGCGGAGGCCAACTGCGGGTGCTGCAAATCGGAGGCGATTCGCTTTCACGTGCGCACCGTCGACGCCTTCGACTTTTTCGAACTCGTCTGCGCCTGTGGCGCGCGCTTCGAATTCGGCCAGCACCGCAACGGTACTTCACTCTTTCCGAAACGCCGCGACGAACACGGCGCACTGCTGCCGGATCGAGGCTGGAAGGTGTGGAAACCGGAGGGCGCATGAAACCAAATGAATCGACGGTCCGGCTGGCGAAGCTTGCGCTCGCCTATGAAAAGGCATTTTCAGTGTATTTCCCTGATCCGGCTAAAGAAATGGCTGAGATCAGTCGCGATTTGCTGTTGAGCCAGGGTATTCGATATTGGGTGTCCCAAGACGGGATTTCGATCATTTGCGTCCGATGCGGCATGACGAGCCACAACCCGAGCGATGTGGCCGAGAAATACTGCGGCTTTTGCCACACCTTCTTGGAACAGGAGAATGTATGAAACTGAAGCCGATCCGCCGAACGCATCGACATCCGTACCGCTGGCGCGCGATGGCGGCCACACTCGAAGGAGTCACCGCGCGCGGACTCCGCGCACAAAAGGAAATCAACGCCATCCTTGAAGGCGCCGGCGGCACGCCGCCGGAAATCACCTGCCATCATATGCGCGGCGGCTGCGCACCATTCCTCACGATTCACACCCGCAAGGGACCGCTCTTTCTAAAACTCACAAAAGGAGGAATCCGCACATGCTTAAAGAAGCCCTCGAATACATCGTCGGTTTGAAGGAACCGCACTTTCATAAAGACGCCGGTCGCACGTTCGCGGACCGCAAACTGGAACCCGTCAACGGCCCGACGCTTTCCACGCTGCCAATTACGACCCTCGGCGGCCTCTGTGATCTTGCCGCCGTCGCGTTCGAATCCATCGATGGCGCGCAGGTTGTCGTTCACGTCGAAGACCACGCGAGCGTCGCCATCATCGAGAAAAAGAGCGATGAATGGGCGCGCCGGACCGTCTTCGTCCGCGCGACAGCGCCGGAGGTCGGCGGGTTTCGTTTCGGTCAGTGGTATGAACATGCGGAGTTCATCATCGGGCTACAGTCCAATTTCACCGCGACCGAAGACCGCGACTATTTGCTGCATCTCGCGAGCAACCTTACGTCCGAACGGGTGCGCGTGAGCGAGGACGACGGCATTTCGCAATCGACCGCGCTACGTGCGGGCGTCGTGCTTAAAGCCGATGCCATGACTGCCGTCAAATCGCGTGTGACGCTCGCGCCCTTCCGCACGTTTCGCGAAGTCGATCAGCCCGCGTCGGAATTCGTTCTGCGGCTCCGCGACGCCGACGAAAAAAGCCCGCCGCGCCTCGCACTTTTCGAAGCGGACGGCGGGAAGTGGAAGCTCGACGCGATGACGACGATTGGCACGTTTCTCCGCGTGAAACTCGACAACAACGCAATCCCGGTCATCATTTGATGGAGGTTTCCCCATGAGAACCATCTACCGCTGCCTCGGACCGTGCGCCTGGCTGGGCTGCCTTTTCAGCTTCAGTTGATCGTTGGAACTCTAGAACGGCCGGAGGCTCGGAGATTCTCCGAAAATGGTAGTCTGTTGCGGCAAAGCCGCCCTGGTGCCCTCTCGATAAATACGCTCGATCTCAGACTGGGGGATTCGAATCGCACCACGGATTCGCACGGTGCGCACCTTGCCCGCGCGGATTTCCTTCCGGACGGAGACTCGGGACACGTCCCACAGAACCGCCGCCTCCGCCACTCGATAGAGCCTTCCCATTCGTGAAAACTCCCCTCACTTATAGGGCGTGTCTTTGCCCTTTTCGAGCTTTGCCCAGGTGTGAAACCCTGGGAAAGTGTTGAGCCCAAAGACGAAATAATTTTTGCACAAAAGAGAGTTCAATGGTTATCGTCGCCAACGTCCCGCATGCCGATTCCGGTGATTTGCTCATAGGTCAGCGCTTCGCCTCGAGGATTCACGTAATGCTCATCATCATGGTCCTGGCCGCCGAGAAGCTTTGCGACTCTGCTCCACACCGCGTCCTGGTCTGTGATTCAACCGACCCGAAGACATGACGGCGTTTGTAGCGCGCCGAGCTGCGCGACCGCGTTCCGGCGCGACAAACTCGCCGCGCGACGGGCCGGAAGACCGGGCCGCAACGCCGCCTAGCTAGCTTTTGTAGGCAAGATGATTGACTAACGTGTTACGCTTGCTGCGAAAGCCGGACTGTTGTTTCCCGGCGGCCAAGCCTCGGCGGCCTCGGGTCGGGGCCATTCGATCACATCCTACCTGTGTCTCTAAAACGCTATTGCCTGATTCCAGCGGCTTGGTCTGCCGACGACTGCACGAGCCATACGTGCGACGACCGAAGCCACCTGCACCTATCGCGTGCTCAGGTGTGGGATCTGGAACAGGAAGGTTTGCTCGAATGGGTGCGCCGTCCAATCACCCGCGCCGAAAAGGGGATTGTCAAACTTCGGCGGCTGGTCGCAACGCGCGGCCTGTCCTGTCGCGTCGGCGCCGCGCTAGCCGACGGCATCCGCCGCCGCCTGCCCTGGGCGCGATTGATGCTCGCTGAAATCAACATGACGCTCGCATCGAGGATGGCAGAATGAACGGCAAGGTTCCCACCGCACCGCTGGTCGGCGAACTGATACAAGTCGCCGCTGCGCTCGCCATCGCGGTTGACCTGGTTTTCCTCGCCGCAATCAAACACCATTGGGGCGCAGCCTTGACGGCGGCCCTCGCAATCACCGCTTACTTCGTCGGCCGCTCCATTCGAAACCGGCTGTAGAGCGCGGAGTCATCAAACTGCACAACCTGGGCACGAAGTTCAACGACCTCTCGTGCCGAGTCGGCGCGTCGCTCATGATCTCTGTGGAGTTGCGACGTGCCTGGGCGCTCGTGATGCTGGACGAAATTCTCAACGGAGTTACGGCGCTCCGATGAACCGCCAGGGTCAGACGCGCGCGCCGATCATCGGCGAGGTCGTCATCCTGTGCGGCGCGAGCGCGGTGGTCGTCGGCCTCGGTGCCGCTCTGGCGCGGCACCAGTGGCTCGTCGGTACGCTCGTTCTTGTGGGGATGATCGCGATAATTCTCGGCCAGCGGCTCCGGCGAAACTCAACGCCTTATTAGTTATGCCTCGCCGAGCGAAACAGGTGCCGCGCACCCGGGTGCGGCGCGGCTTGCGAGGGCGCCTACTGTACCGCGTACGCGCGCCAGACGCCCACACTATATGACCGCGACCGGGGCTCGCCCTCGCGGCGCGGCTACGGCGGGGCGCCGCCTTGACGCTGGTCCTGGCCGTCGTCGCTTACTTCATCGGCCGCTCCATTCGGGGCCGAACCGTACTGACATGCCACAACGTGCGAACCGAATCTGTCGGGTGCCGAACTGCGGCGCCCTCTGTGCGGGCCCTTACTGCGCGCAACACCTGACCGCATCACCCCGCCATCAATTCGACCGCTTCCGTGGATCCTCCAGCGCTCGCGGTTACGGTGCGCGCTGGCGCAAACTTCGCTTGATGGTCATCGCCCGCGACCCGCTCTGTCGGATTGCCGTCTTATGCGACGGCACCGCGCGGTCCACCGAAGCCGATCACATCACGCCGAAGTCCAAGGGCGGCGACGACTCGATGGAGAACCTGCAAGGCGCTTGTCATCAATGCCATAGCCACAAGACCGCGACCGAGGATTCAACCTTCGCCCGCTCGGGGGGGATAGGGTAGTTTTTTCTGCAAAAGGCGGCCGCCCGGAGACCGCCGACCGCCCGCACGCGAAAATCGGCGAAATTGAAATCGCCGGTTTGTAATTTTATTTGCTTGTAGCCCTGTTATGTAGCCTCAAGATGAAAGGGCGGAAACCTAAACCGGTTGCACGGCAGATTTCAGAGGGCGATCCGCGCGATCGGGGAATGGGCAAGCTGCAGGAGCGGCTGAACCGCCAGGTGCAGACGACCCCGGGCCTGCCTGGCTGCCCTCAACACCTCAGCGGACGCGCGCGAACTGCATGGAATTTCTGGGCGGCGGAACTGCGCAACATGAACTTGGCCTCGCGCCCTGACGCCATGATGCTGCAAGGCGCTTGCGTGAATTATGCCCGGGCAGTTGAGGCGGACCTGGCCGTGCAGGGCGCGGGCATGACGGTGGAGGAGCCGGTGCTCGACGAGGAAGGTGAAGTGGTGTCGGTCCGGATGAAAGCGCATCCCTGCATTGCTATCTCGAACGCTGCCTGGCGCCAGGTGCGCGGATTCTGCTCCGAGTTCGGATTCTCACCGGTTAGCCGGACTCGTCTCGCGATCGAGAAGCCGGACACCAGCACCGAGGACCTGATGGCCCTGCTGACCCGGCCCCGCGAGCGCCGTCCTTTCTCTTCTTCCGGGCAACCGCCGAGGGTGCAATAAGAGCGTGTGGCATTTGCGCAAGCTCAAGCCGATCTCGCTTGCAACTTCTTTGAGATCATTCTCAAGCACACCGCCGACGAGTGGTACGACAAGCCCTTCCAGCTCGCGCCCTGGCAGGAGGAAGCGCTCTCTGAGATCTTCGGCCAACTCGACGAGCAAGGCCGGCGCCGCATCACCCTCGCTTATTTAGAAGTGCCTAAAAAGACCGGAAAAACCGAGTTCGCCGCGGGCCTGGTGCTGCTCTCGCTCTTTATGGCTCAAAACCCAGGGTTCCAGGTCTACGGCGCCGCCGCCGCCGGCCGCCAGGCGATGAACGTCTACCGTGCCGCCTGCAAAATGGTGGAGCAAAGCCCTCTCTTGGCCAAGCGTTTCCGCCTGCTACGGTCGACCAACCGCATCATCAACCGCAAGGATCCCGACAGCTTCTATGCAGCGATCGCCGCCGACGGAGATCTCTCCGACGGCGTCAATCCCGCCATCACTGTGGCCGACGAGGTGCATCGCTGGAGGACCCGGAAGCAGCTCGAGAACTGGGATGTGCTCTCACTCGGCGGGATCACGCGCCGGCAGACGCTCGCCATCGCCATCACCACCGCGGGCGTGGTGAACGAATCGCCGCTCGCCTGGCGCCTGCACGAGAAAACGCAGCGGATCCGCGAGGGCGTGATTGACGATCCCACCTTCTACGGGCGCATTTATGGAGCCGAAAAGGGTAACGATTGGACCTCGGAAGCCACCTGGATCAAGGCGAATCCGAGCCTAAAGGAAAACGGCGGTTTTCTCGATATCGAGAAGCTGCGCGCTAAGTACCAGGCCTCGCTCTCCGATCCCGAAGCGCAGCGCAGTTTCAAGCGCTACTACCTGAATCTATGGGACCAGAAGGAAAACCGCGTCATCAATCTCGAGCAGTGGGCGCGGTGCGCCGGCGATTGGAAAGCCCGGGGCCTGGTCCCGAAGCATCCGGAGGACAAAGTCCGGCCGCTGCCGCACGATCTGCTCGGTCGCTTCATCGAGCGCCGCTGCTGGGCCGGCGTCGACCTCTCCATGACCACCGATATGACGGCCGTGGCCTTTCTCTTCCCCGATGAGGAAACTGACGTCTTTGACGTGCTGCCGTTTTTCTGGATGCCGGAAGAGGGGATTCGCGCGCGCGAGCTCAAGGACGGCATGCCCTACAGCACCTGGGCCGAGCAGGGGTTCCTCGAGCTGAGCCCCGGCAATGTGATCGATTACCGCGACGTCAAAGCCCGTCTCGAGTGGGGCGCCGAAATGTTCGATCTCCAGGAGATCTGTCTCGATCCCTGGAACTCGCAGCAGCTTTCCGTGCCGCTTGTCGAGGAGGGCCACGCCTGCGTGGAGGTGCGCCAGGGCTATGCCACGCTTTCAAGCCCCAGCAAGAAATTCCTCGAGCTCGTGGCCAATGGCAAACTGCGCCACGGCGGGCACCCTGTATTGCGCTGGAACGCCGCGTCGCTCTCCGTCAAAGAGTCAAACGATAACCTCATGTTCGCCAAGCCGGAGCGGTCGCGCGAGACGGCGCGCATCGACGGGATCGCCGCCGCGGTGAATGCCCTGGTGCGGGCGATGGTCAACCAACAGCCTTCCGCGCCTAAGATCACGCTGCTCTGATGCCACTACCGACCGCCAAATTCCCGGGTGCGATTGCCGGTCCTGCCGACCTGCTGTTGCTCGCGAACACTACCCCTTCGCTGGCCGGAAGCCCGCCCACGCTTTTGGCCGGCATCACCGCCGCCGTCACGACTATCACTCTCACCGCCGGAACCGGAGCGCAGCTTCCCGCCGACAGTTTCGAGGTGTCGATCGACGACGAGATCATCTTCGTCGGGTCGCGGTCCGCCGACACCCTGAATAGCTGCGTGCGGGCCAAGGAAGGCACCACGGCGGCCAGCCACAGCGCCGCCGCGGTCGTGCTCAATAACATCACGGCACTCAGTCACAATCAGCTTGCGGCGGAGCTAAACGCTATCGAAACCCAGCTTGGCGCTGGCGTTTTCGCTGCACTCTATCGGCTGATTCAAATCGTCGACCTCGTCACCGGCACAAGCTATTCGCCGACTCCAGGAGCCCGCGCTCTTTACGTCGAATGTATCGGCGGCGGCGGGTCGGGTGGGGGCGCAGCCAATGCGTCCTCGAATTGTTCTTGTGGCTCGGGCGGTGCCGGTGGAGCATACTCCGCCGCATGGCTGACAGGCTCGATTAAAACAACCTATACCGTACAGGTCGGCGCCGGAGGTGCCGTACCAGGGGCAGCCTTGCCCGGAAACAACGGAACGGATACCACTTTCGACAGTCCTACGTCGGTGTGTACGGCCAAGGCTGGCGCCGGCGGACCGAACGTCGTCTCGGCGGGAACCTCATCTGTGATTGGCCCAGGGGGCGCGGGCGGAGCGTCTGCCAGCGGCGTGGGTGATATCAAATTCGACGGTTGTGACGGTGGCCCTCTCTGGAGGATTTCGGGCACCATTGGGATTTCCGGCAGTGGCGGAAGCGCTCCAATCGGCGGCGGCGCGCTGATGGGACTGACATCTTCGAACAATGGAAGCCCAGGCAAAAAGTATGGAGGCGGCGGCAATGGCGCCCTCGCGTTGACCGGCGGCCCCTTCGCAGGAGGGGCTGGGGCGGCTGGTCTGATTCGTGTTTGGGAGTTTGCCTAAAATGGCTAATCCAGCCTTCGCGTTTCTAACCGTGACCCGCTTCGATCTCAGCGGCGGCACGCCGCCGAATCCCCAGCAGATTCAAATTTCCTATCAGGGCGTCATCAGTGACGGAACGAATCAGTTGGATTTCGCCAGTTCGTTTCCTTACGACAACACGCTCTCGCAGACCGTCAACCTGAACAGCGCCAAGGATGCACTCATCGCGGCCGTCGCCGACCTTGGTTACACGTTGACGCGGGTAAATATCAAATTCAACCTGCAGATGAACTGAGGCGCCCATGAATTTCAACGCGATTACCGACCAAAGCATTATTTCCTACCCCTGCACGCCTCCCGAGCTCGGCCCCGCAGGTTCTACGGTGATTGACCCCTTCTGTGGCAATCCCATGATTCGGGTGACGGATGAGAACACGGACGCGGGAAAGCCCGGTGCCAGCTTCACCACACCCTCTTCGAGTGAAACTCAGCCGTGGGCCTGTGATACCTCGGCGTTCGTGATCGGTGATCTGAGCGGTTGGAATTGGCTGTTTCAATTCACGGATTTTCAGGCGCAGTTGCTGCGGCGGCTGCCCAGCGGTGTTTCAAATCCGGTGTTCAGTGGCCAGAATCGTGACCTGATCTGGTGTATTGATGGACTCTCCATCAATCAATACAACCGCACGACGGAACAAATCGAAACTGTGGTCGATTTGATGGATTACCCGGAGCTCGGCATTCCTGATGAGCCGCGCTGGTATCTTATGTCGCTCAGCGCGGACTGGTGGGACAATCGAGTGGCGGTCTGCCTCGGCCCCGCCCAAGACCGCAATTCGCTCGTGTGTGTTTGGGACGAAGTGCGCGGCCTCTGCTGGCTCGATACTCAAACCGGCGTTTATGGCGGCTGGGCGTCCGGCCGGATCGAGCCCTGGGAACCATTCCTGATCCATAACCTTCGCATGGCGAAGAGCGGCACTGCCGTCCGAATCGCACCGGTGATGGATGGGAACAAAATGGCCTTCTGGCAGCCGGGGTCGCTCGTGTTTCAACTTCTCACGCACTCCGAGCAAACACCTGTTCTCGCGCATCAAGCGTTGGGGTTTTCGACGTGGTACGGCAACGTCAGCAAAAGCGTCCCGTTCCAATGGATTCAGGCTCCGCTCTGGAACATCCCTGCTTGGCAAAACCTGATGGTCCCGATCCCGGAGCCAGTCCCTGGCTGGTGGAGTGACTCGCACATCTCGGCGTTAGCCGACGGAGCAGACCGCAGCCCTCTGTTCATAAGCACCGAGAACGCCCTTGAGAACCCGATCACGCGCGGAACTCCGCTGACGTCCGACGCCGCCGGAGACAACGAAATCCTGGCCCTGGCCACGGACGGCAGTGGCCGCTGGTGGAGGCTCGCCCACCATTACTCGACCGCCGTGACCTCGCGCGACGGCACAGGCAACTTCTACTCGACCCCGCGAGGCAACGTGAGCCCGAACGGAGAGTTTTTCCTATTCACCAGCGACTGGGAATGCACCCTCGGCGGCGACTGGCCCAAGCAGCGCGTCGATGTCTTTGTACTAAGAACCGGAGGCCCGGCCTAAAACCTCATGAGTATCATCGGTTCCGCGCTCCGCAACGCCGTCCGTAGCTGGGTGCTGCCCGAATACCGGACGTCGCTCGAAAACCCATCGACGCCGCTGTCGTATCCCGCCGAATGGCTGCTCGATATTTTCAACGGCGGCCGGACGGACTCCGGCATTCGCGTCTCGGAAATGACCGCGTTGCAAGTCTCGACCGTCTTCGCCTGCGTGCAACTGATTTCGTCCGCCATCGGCTTCCTGCCGCTCCACGTCTTCGAGTGGATTGACACCGCCGACCGCCGGCCTGGCAAGCGCATCGCTTACGAGCACAACGTCTACGACCTCCTGCGCTATGAACCCAACCCGGAAATGACCGCGCTGACGTTTCGCAAGACGTTGCAGTCGCATGCGCTGCTGTGGGGCAATCTGTACGCTGAGATTCAGCGCGACAAGGGCAATAGCGTGCTGGCGCTCTGGCCACGGAATCCCGCGCGGACGAAACCGCGCCGCGTGATGCAACCGACGTGCGTCGGGCAATTCGGTGAAGTCGTGCCGGCCGGCACGCTGATTTATGAGACGACCGAAGGGGTGGATGAACTCACCGACCTTGAGACGGACGCGCAGCCGCTCTCCTCGCCGCGGCTGATTGCCGCCGAGGATATGATCCACGTCCCAGGCCTGGCCCTCGACGGCCGCCTCGGGCAATCCGTCATCTGGCTAACCCGGCAAGCCGTCGGCCTCGCTCTCGCCACTGAAAAGTACGGGAGCAAATATTTTGGCAACGGCGCCCGGCCCGGCGGCGTCGTCACTCATCCCGGCAAACTGTCGACGCAAGCGCGCGAGAACCTGAAGCGTTCCTGGCAGGAGGCGCAAGGCGGCGAGAACGCGCACAAGACCGCGGTGTTGGAAGAGGGGATGAAATTCGAAGCCGCCTCGTCCGAAAACGAGGCCGCGCAATTCCTGCAAACGCGCCAATTCCAGAAGGATGAGATTTGCTCGATCTTCTCGGTGCCGCCGCACATGATCGGCGATACGGGGAAGCAAAACAGGGCCAACACCGAGCAGATCGGCCTTGAGTTCGTCACCTTCACCCTGGGACCATGGCTCGAATCCTGGACGCAGGAACTGAAACGCCGCGTATTCCCGAAGATGGGTCGGACCGCCGGAAAGTATTTCCCGAAATTCGAGACCCGCCAGCTCGCCATGCCCGATGCGGAATCGCGCCGCAACTTTTACGCGACCGTCAAACAGTGGGGCGTGGGCTCAACCAACGACATCAGGGAGATGGAAGACTGGAACCCGGTCGATGACCCCGCCGCCGACGCGCTCTGGATGCCCGTCAACATGACCGCAATGGGCGGTCAGGAGAAGCCTCAGGAGGTTGTGCCGCCAGCCGACGAACCACCTGACGAACCGGCCGCCGATGAACCATCCGCCGGCGGCGACAAGACGAATGCGCGCGTAATTCGCCTCTATTCGCGCATCTTTCGCGACGCCATTGGGCGCATTTTGAAACGCCGCAACCCCGATTCGGAGACGATTCGCCTCACTTTCGGGCCTATTCTGTGCTCGATTGCGGAGGCCTGCGGCGGTCCGGAAATCGCTTTCGACGGTGCGCCCGGTTTCGAGTCCTCGCGCTTCGCCGCCGACTATCTCAATCAAATGGCAACCCGTGTCCAGGAATGGCGCACTGCTAATGGCGAACTTGACGCTCTATCCGACCGTGAGCTGGCGCGCGCCGCGGCTGCGATCCGCCTCGAGGTGCGCTTCCGGCTACCTGTGAGGCGTTCCAAACTGGAATGACTCGCGACATCAGGCTAATCGACCTAGCAAAGAGCTTGTTACTCAAAACTGAAAAATAAGGAGAACCCGTCATGCCTTTGACCCTACGCCAAAACGGTCCCAACTATCCGTTTTATGTCATCGCCAAGAATGCCGCCGGACTCGGCGCGCCGCTTCCCGGCGGCGCCAGCCTCCAGGTGGGCGCCGATCCCGCCGGTATCGGCGTGGTTTCGCTGGACCCGAACCCGGTCCGCATCCAGAATCCTCGCGACCCCGCGAGCGGCACTGCCTCGGTGGCCAGCGGTGTAGTAAGCCCGGTCGCCGTGGGCGAAACAACCGTTAAGGTTCAACTGTTCACACCCGGAACCGCAATCGCCGCCCTTGAAATCGAGGACACCGTTACGGTCGTCGCGCCCGCCGACGGCGTCCCCGAATGGGCTGGCGATCTCTTCGGAACCGGTCTGCCGCTTGACGTGACGCTCGCGCCCGAGCCTGGTCAGACGACACCGGAGCGGTCGCACCGGCGGAATCGAGAGTAATGCGAACCTGATTTGAGATTCGAAGACTCCAGGAGGCAGCCCAATGATACGAGAATTCCGCATCATCGCGAAAGCTCATATCCGCGCCAAGGCGGGCGAGAAACCCGGCATCGAAGGTTACGCCGCGGTCTTCAATGAGCTATCTGAGGATCTCGGCTCCTCCTGGTTTTCCTTCCGGGAGATGGTGATGCCGGGGGCTTTCACCGCTTGCCTCGCGACGAAACCTGACGTGCGCTGCCTGATGAATCACAACCCGGACGTAGTCCTGGGGCGCACGACCGCGCGGACCCTTTCCCTGGCCGAAGACAATACTGGCCTTCACTTCGATTGCGACACGCCCGATACTCAGGCCGCGCGGGACCTGCTGACCTCGATCGGCCGCGGTGATATCAGCCAGTGCTCGTTCGGGTTTATTGTCCGCAAGGAAAAATGGGGCGAAGAGAAGGACGAAGACGGCAACGTCACGCTCTACACCCGCGAGCTGCACGCCGTCGATGTCTTCGACGTTTCGCCCGTCACCTTTCCCGCCTATCCTCAGACCTCCGTCGATCAGCGCGCCCTCTGGCCCGACGGGCGCCCGCGCTCCGTCCGCCTCTTCGCGACCGTGCTCGGCCGCGGCCAGCAGCGCCAGGACGATGAGGAAGAGAACGCGAACGGCTGCGAGTGCGACTGCACCGCTTGTGAGGACGACAACTGCATGGGGTGCTCGAACGTCGCCTGCGACGACGGCGAATGCGCGGACCATGACTGCCCGATGCAAGACGACGGCGAGACGGAAGAGAACTCGCGCGCCCTCGAGGTGCTGAGGATGCGCGCCCGCGTGGCGGCTGCCGTCGCCTGAGAATGCAAAAGCGCCTAAGCATTGGCATGCACAAAGTGAAGAGGTACTTGACTTCTTCACTTCCGAGATTCCCAAAGGTTTTGCTTGACCCCTCGCCCCGGCCGGTGGGGGAAACGATGCGCGACGGCGAGGCCCCGGCGCGGCTTCGAATCCAAAACTGAACAGGAGAAACGCCGATGTCTAAAGCACGGGAACTGCGCGAGAAGCGAGCCAAGCTGGTCGCCGACGCGCAAGCCCTCATTCCACAGGACGGCCAGAAGCTCAGCGGCGAAACCCGCGTGAAGTTCGACGCCATGATGACCGAGGCCGACGAACTGAAGACGGATATTGACCGCATCGAACGCGCCGCCGCCGCCGAATCCGAAGTTACCCGGACGGAGAAGCCGCCCGAATCCCAACCCGGCGCCGCAATCAGTCGCGCCGCTGACACCGATCCTGACCGCCATCTGCAAATGGTGCGGCGATATGTTGAAAAGGGCGAGGATTCGCTCGCCGCATCCGAACGAACACAGATGGCGGCTTTCATCGAACGCGACCGCAAACACCGCACCGCGTTTCGCGACTACCTCCGCAACGGTCTAAACGACATGAAGCCGGAAAACCGCGCCATCCTCCAGGAGTTCAGGGACATGGGCGTCGGTACCGGCAACCTCGGCGGCTTCTTCGTCCCGCAGGGGTTCGTCTATGACATCGAGCAGGCCCTGAAGTACTACGGCAACATGCTCGGCGTCGCCACCATTCTGGACACCGCCACCGGGCAGCCGCTGCCCTACCCGACTGACAACGATACGACCAACACCGGCGAGCTGGTGGGCGAAGGTATTCAGGTCACGAACGCCGATGTCTCCATCGGTCACGTCGTTTTCGGGGCCTTCAAATTTTCCACCAAAATGGTGAAGGTCTCCCTGGAACTGCTTCAGGATTCGGCCTTTGACATGGAGTCCTATCTGAAGCAGAAATTTGCCGTGCGATTGGGCCGCATCCTGAACACTAAATTTACGGTGGGTGTGGGCACGACGGAACCGACGGGCATTATGACGGCCGCAGCCGCCGGCCCGACCGCCGTCGGCTCGTCGGGCAATACGGGCGGCACTGAAACCGGCGGCACTTCCATCGGTTACATCGACCTGGTCGAGCTCGAGCACTCCATCGACCCGCTCTATCGGCGCGGGGCGAAGTACATGTGCCACGATTCGACGCTGCGGAAAATCAAGGAACTGCTCGACAAATACGGGCGTCCCTTGTGGGTGCCGGGGGTTTCCTCAAACGCGCCTGACACCATCCTCGGCTACGAGTACTCCATCAACAATGACATGGCCGCGATCGCGCTCAACGCCCACTCGGTCGCGTTCGGACCGCTGGATAAATACCTCATCCGGCGCGTGAAGGAACTCGCGGTGCTGAGGCTCGTAGAGAGATTCGCTGACTTCGGACAGGTGGCCTTCATCGGATTCGCGAGATACGATGGAAACCTCCTGGACGCTGGCACCCATCCCATCAAATACCTGGTGCAAGCCGCGGCGTAGGCTTTCCCATAATTAGACAATGCAACTAGACTTATTTGACTTTCCCGGCCGGCCGAGGTACCGAAATTCGCGCCCCGGCCGGCTCCGGAGTTCTCGGCAATCACCCAGCCGGCTCGGTTCGCTGATAGGCAAGACCTTCAGCGGTTGGACCATAGAGGCGAAGCGCTTCCATCACCACGGCAAAATCTGGCTGGCCCGGCACACGTGCGGTGCAACACGGTGGTTTGGTGCTAATGAACTCACTCGCGGCCAGTTCAAAGTCCGAACCTGCCGCAAGTGCCTGGAACGTCCGGATCTTCGCCTGCGTCCCTATGAAGCTCTCTATAACGGAACCCGATTGAGGTGTCAGCAGGCAGGCCATGTCTTTTCTCTGACGTACGAAGAATTCCTGAAGTTCACGTGCATCCATCAGTGCCATTACTGTCATGCGCCCATCACGTGGGCCGAATACAACGCTCGCGGCGTCGGCATCCGGTCCCGCTATAACCTCGACCGGAAAGACAATGCTCAGGGCTACTTCAAACAGAACCTGGTCGTTTGCTGCAAACGCTGCAACTGGTCCAAAGGGAACCGCTACACCTATGCAGAATGGTGGTTGAAGTGCGCGCCGGAGCGCGCGGCGCGATTACTCGGCCTCGAACTCACTCTTGAAAATGGCGGCTGGCTTCGAGCCATATCCGATCATTTCAAGAACCCGGACGACTGGGAACGTCTCGGCCCGGTCACGGTGGCGAAAGATTCGTTCAATGCGTAGTAGACTTGTGCTGTTCGTTAGCTCCTTAGAGCGGGAGAAAGAGGGCCGGGGAACGAACCCCCCTTCGGCTTCCCGGTCCTCGACTCCTGTCCCCCCGGAGGAGGTTAGCTTATGCTTGTAGCCCGCATCATTGCCGGACCAGGCTTCGGCCAAATGATTGACGCGCACTGCGCCGCCGCCCGGACGCGCCTCGGCCTCGGAACCGCCGAACTCTTCGACACTGAACTTGGCCGCGCGGTCATCCCTGGCCGCCAGGGCGCCGAAACCACCGCCCTCGAACCGGCGCGCGAGCGCGCCGTGACTGCCGCGCAACATCCGCCGAAACGCAAGCGGTGAAATTGGTCCGAGATTTGATCCAGGGCCTCTGGATCGGGCCGCGCCTATCCACGATGGAGCGGCTATCGATCCGCTCTTTTCAAGCCCAGGGGCACGAGTATCACCTCTACTGCTATGACAGCGAGCCGGACGGCACACCACCTGATGTGGTGCTCGAGGACGCGGCCGCGATCATTCCCTGCGATCGCATCTTCAAGTTCCGCGACTATTACGCCGGCTTCAGCGATCTCTTCCGCTGGAAACTGCTCTTCGATCGCGGCGGGTGGTGGTGCGACCTCGACGTCATGGCGCTGAAGCCTTTCGAATTTGCGAGTGAGTACGTTTTCGCCAGCCAGGCCCAGGGCAGAGTCGAGATCCCGACGAGCGGCGTCGCGCGCGTGCCGGCCGGAGCTCCCGCCGCGCTTTGGATGCACGAGTTCTGCGCCGGCAAACAACAGGCGAGTTATACGGGGCATGGTCCGGACCTGGTCGCCTCCGCGATCGGGCGTTTTGCTCTGCGCCGGCACCTGCAGCCCGTCTTTCGTTTCTGCCCTATCGATTGGCATCGCTGGCGCGACGTGGTTGCGCCGGCGGCGCCCAGGCTGCATCCGGAGGCCGCGGCGGTGCAATTATGGGGCGCGATGTGGGCGCTTGGCAAAGCGGACCGCGACGGGACCTATCCGCCGGAGTCCCTCTACGAGCAACTGAAGCGAAGGTATTTGTGATTACCCTGAGCGTCATCATCGCGACGCTGGGCCGGCCGACGCTGACCAGAATGCTCGACTCGATTGCGCGCCAAGACCTAATCGTCGGCAACGCGGGCGATGAGGTCCTGGTGGTGGGCGATGGTCCGCAGCCGTCTGCCGCGAAGTGCGTGAAGTCGATCAATCAGGAATGCTTCGGTCAGCCCTTCCGTTATCTCGAGGGACCGCTTGACCACTGCTTCGGCAACACGCAGCGCAATTTCGGGATCCGGCATGCGCGCGGCGATTACATCGTCTTTCAGGACGACGACAACGTCATGCTACCGGGCGCCTTCCGGGCCATGCGCGGCGCGGCTGAGCAGTTTTGTGGCCGACCGGTGATCTTCAAGGTGCGCTTCCTGAACGGCCAGATCGCGCCTTCCGGGCCGCGCCTGGTCTGCGGCGATTTCGACACCGCCTGCGGCGCCTGGCCCAACATGCTCGGGAAACTCGGCGGCTGGGGCCGATCCTATGAAGGCGACTATCTTTTTGCTCGCGACACTCTGGCGCTTTACGACCTCGGCGAGGCTGAGGCCATCTGGCGTCCCGAGGTGATCGCGGCGCACAGGCCGCATTTGATGCCGCCAGCAGAGTTTAAAAAGTTCTTCCGAACTTGAGGATTCTAATCGCCATCACTTCCTGCCATGCGCGGGCGCATCTGCGCCAGGCGCAGCGCGACACCTGGCTGCGAGACCTGCCGCCGGCCGTGAACTATCGCTACTTTCTCGGCTTCCCTCGGACTGCGAAGGAGCCGGATGTAGTGATTCTGGAATGTCCGGACACTTACGCCACCCTGGTCGCGAAGACGCACGCTCTCACGAAGTGGGCGCGCGCCCGTGATTACGACTGGATGTTCAAGTGCGACGACGACACCTATGTGCGGCCGCGTCAGCTCCTGGCGAGCAACTTCTCGACTGCGGATTATTCAGGCTTCTGCGATGGGCGCTGGAGTAACGGCCCTGGACCGGGCCTGATTTACGCTTATGCCCAGGGCGGGGCCGGCTACTGGCTCTCGCGGCGCGCGATCGCGATCGTGGCCGACCACCTGCTGACAGGCGAATTCGCGGAAGACTGCGCGGTGGGAAAGACTTTAGGACTTCAGGGCATCATTCCGGTGCACGACGCACGTTATGTGCCGGGCTATCCGGGACCGCCGCGCAACATCGAAATCGCTCCGCCCGGTTTTCTCACCTTGCATAAGTGCGACGCGGCCAGCATCCGGCTCTTGTATCAGAGGGACCAGGCGATCGAAGCAATCGCAGACCGGGATGTACCCCGGCGAGCAGCTCCCGCAGAGCCCGAGCTGATCGAGCCACTCGACGACCTCGACGATTTTGCCGCAGAGCCGGCAGTTCATATGCCCTCGTTCACAACTATAGGCTAGTCCAGCATCTTTACACTACGGTTAAACCCCCACCATGGCTGCCATTCAAGTTGAGATACCGCCGCTCGTCGAGCCGGTGACGCTCGACATCTGTAAGAGCCACTTGCGCGTCGTCATCACAGATGACGATGACCTGATCGCGCTCTACCTGCAGGCCGCGCGCGAAGGCGTCGAGGCCTTCCTGGCGCGGAGCCTGGTCAATAAGGGCTATCGCCAGTCGCTCGATTCGTTCCCCTATTTCACAGACACGATGATGAGCCAGATGGCTTATCCGCCAGCCTATTACTCGCTGCCGCGCTACTCGACCACGCTCTGGAATTACAGCCAGATGATCAAGCTCTTTTACTCGCCCCTGGTTGAGGTCGACCGGATCTCCTACCTCTCGAGCGGCGATTCGCAGTGGCACGATCTCCTGCCCGAACCCTTCGGCGCGCAGATTAATAGGAAATACACAATCGGCGAGGAGTTCGAGGACCCGAACGGCAACCTGCAGCTCGTCTATGAGGTCAGCACCGGCACGGGCTTATCGGGTTCGACCTTCCCTTTGAGTTGGGGGACGAATCCTGGGGATCAGACGACCTGGGGTGATCTCACACTCACCTGTGAAGGGCCGGCGCCGGCAGGCGATTTCATTTACGACGGCGACAGCGAGCCGCCGCGCATTTTTCCGCTCGCCGGCCAGAATTGGCCTTCCGTCCTCTACGTGCCGAATGCCGTGCAGATCCACTACACCTCCGGCTATGGAAACGACGGCACCGCGGTGCCCATGCTTGCCAAGGTGGGAATCCTGCACACGGTGGGGTCCTGGTACGAGCATCGCGAGGCAGTCTCACCGGTGGATCTGCGCGAGATCCCGGGCCATGTGCAGGACCTGCTCTGGAATCTGCGGGTGCTCGATCTCGCGCCCACGCGAGGATAAACGTTGCCCATCCTTGAAGCCGGCAAGCTGCGCCACCGCGTGAACATCATGGCGCTGAGTCTGGCTCGCGATAGCTTTGGAGGCTACCAGATCAATCAATCGACCGTCTTCGCCTCGCACGTGCCCGCCTCGATCGAGACCCTGTCCGGCCGCGAGCTGCTAAGCGCGCAGACGAAAGTTTCGCAAGTCACGCATCGCATCCGGCTGCGCTGGATGCCGGGCATCGTGCCGCAGCAGAACATTCAATGGCCGACGAGCGGTGGGGCTGAGTACGATCAGTTCTTTCAGATCCAGGCGGTGGAGAATCCGGACGGAATCCGGCACATGCTGATGCTGCTCTGCATCGAGCGCGTGGCTTCGCAGTTAGGAACGTGACGTAGGAGGATCGCCGCGTTACGTAGCGGCCCCGGCGACCACGCCGGACGCTCCGCTTGCGCGGAGAAGCGCTCGGCGGAGCTAGAGCTTCTTGGTGCGCTCTTCCAAGGTGGCGATTTTGCCTTCGTGCAGGATCATGTACTGCACGAGTTCATTGACGCGCTCGCCGACCGGGTCGATTTTGGCGTCGATGTAGTATTTGAGGAAACCCGCCGTCAGGCCATTGATTGCAAGCATCAATCCTGCGAGGGCGAAAAAGAGTTGGTTGTTGGTCACTTCGTTTCTCCTGCGGCTGGTTGCCGCTCACCTATATTATCGGCCTTTTTGACCCTGCGAGCGAGTGCTAAGAAAGACGATTGCATGGACGGTATCACCCTGAAAGTCGAAGGCCTGAAGGAGCTGCAGCAGAAGCTCGACGAGCTTCCCTTGAAGCTCGCGCGCCGGATTCTACGCCGCGCTCTGGGCGCCGCCGCTAACGTCTGGAAACGCGAGATGGAGCTGCGCGCGCCGCGAATCGCCCAGGCGCTCTACGGAGCGCCGGAGGGCTATCTCGCCGCGCACATCGGCCTGCGCGTAAGCATTCGAGGCGACGAACTGTCGGGCACGGCCGCGGTGGGTCCGACGAAAGACGCCTACCCGCTCCGCATCCCGAAGCGCGGCGGCAGGGGTTCGACGGTGACTGTGGCCATGGTGGCGCGCTTTCTCGAATTCGGCACGCGCAAGATGGCGGCGAAGCCTTTCATCCGGCAGAGTTTCGAGGCCAAGAAAGATGACGCGCTGGAGCAATTCATTGACGGCGCCAAAGTGGGATTTAATGAGGCCGTGAAATAGGTATGGCGTGCTCGGTCGTCAAATTCGGGAACACCACGGCCATCCTTTGCGGCGGCCATAGGCGCGAGGCTCACTGTGAGTCCTGCGGCGCACCACACGCTAGCATCCAATGCGACTTTCCGATGCGCCGTGATTGGAAGTTGGTCACCTGCGACCGCTGGCAGTGCGAGAACTGCGCAGTCGAGATCGGTCCCAACATTCATAACTGCAAAACACATGCCGGCCAGCGGCTGGCACTCTAATATGCTCGGAGAAGGCCTTTACACATTGCTCTCGACGACGAGTAGCATCACCGCGATTGTCGCCCAGCTCCCCGACGGCACCAGTGCGATCTTTCCGACTCAAATGCCCGAAGCCACGCCGCTCCCCAATATCGTCTTAAAGCAGATCGCCGGCGCCGGCGACCC